GCCCTATTTCGCAACGGTTTATTGTCACAATCCGAAGCGCTCCATCCATGCTTGTCCATGCCAGTTCGCCGTCCGACTGGTTAATCTTTTGCCCCTTGTCCCACACAAGCCATTTCCCCGTCTGCGGCAAAATGTCCGAAAAATAGTTTCCACCCCAAATAATTTGGTCACGTGAAACCCGTCTTATTTCATCGAAAACATCAACCCCTGGCCTGCTGGCATCCCACCCAAGGTCTTCGTGATGGCTGCGCGTATTCACGCGCCCGTTCTTTGTGGACACCATGCCTGCTTGTCCAGACCTACCAATCCCATACGGCGGGTCGGTCAAAATCAGGTCGCATTCCGGCAGCAGCGGCAGCACTTCCCGGCAATCGCCGTGCCACAGTTCAGCGTTTCCAATCACTACTTTTTCAGCCATCATGCTTCCTCAAAAAGACCGCTAACACGTCATTCCAGCGGGACCGGGCGAAAAGCCGCCCGCCCCTGAATTCAGCCGTTGGGCACCAAAGCGCGCGCAGCCTGCCAGGCCAGCGGTTTCCGGCGCTCGTAATCCGCCTTCATTTCGGGGATTCTGCGGGCCTCGTGAAAAGGCAGGGTGTGGTGGTTCTCGATCCTGGCCTTCATATCCTTCAGTTCCACAAGCTCTGTCAGCGCCTCGCGCAGCCGCTCAATCTCGTCTGCCGCTTCAGCCATCACCCCCTCGGCAGCCTCGGCGTCTTTTTCTCCAAGAGTTCCCGCCTTAAACGGACACCCAAACCGCAGCCGCTCAATAATGTTTTCCATCGTCATTCCTCTCCGGGCCAGTGCCCAACACCTACGCAGCCTTAGCCTTCTCGCCCTTCGGCACAATCTTCAACTCAGGCTTACGCTCGACCGCGGCCAGCAGCAGGCGCGCAAAGGCTGCAGCGCTTGCCGGTGGCGGGGTTCCGGATGACTTAGAGGTGATTTTCACGACTGTGCTCCGGTCGGCACATACAGGCCGCCGAATAACCGAATGACGGGATTGCGCGCGGCAGGCCGCACGTATGCCTTGTGCCCATTTCCATTGACGTTTTCCGCAAGGCGCGCGCCTATTTCTCGGGATGAAACGGTAAGGGGCACCAGTGCGCGATAGACGTAGCAAGGCTTGCCGTCTGGGCGCTTGCCATTGCGGGCGCGCTTGATTTCCCGAGCGTTCGTCATGCGCAGAAGGTACTGCGCCAGGCGTCGATTGGTAATCTCGGCATCCGTTATCAGATCAACAACCATCGTGCGCAGTTCAACCATCGTGCGCGGCCCATCAATAAGCGCGTCGAGGATGCGCTGTCGCTGGCGTTCTGCTTGTGCCAATCGGGTCATTGGCCGTCCTTTGGCGCCGGCAACATCTTCGCTGCCTGCGCATGTTCTAAAAAAGTCTTGCCGCTCGGCAGCAGTAGCTGGCCAAGGAACGCGCCTTCAAAAGTCAAAATCCCCGTCTCGATGGCCGTAACCTGCCCTTTTATCCAGTCACGCAATATCGAGTAGACCGCCGTGCTGGCAATCTCCAGCGCCTTGCGCTCGTGGTCGGCCCTCGTTGCCCGGGTCCGGTTGGTGTACGGGTGCTCCTTCATCCACGCCGCCGCATAGCCGCGGATCGAAGCCCGCACGCTCACCGGCTGACCGCGAAACTCGAACTGGACCATGATTTCCTGCGCGTCGTCGTCGACCATGCTGCCGAACTTGGAGCAACCGAAGCCGCGCAGTATCTTCTGGATTTCACCCAGGGCGCGCTCGCCGCTGGTGCTGTTTTCATAGGGGAGCGGCATTAAGCGTCCCTCCATTGTTTGTCTGTGAGATCAGGCCTGGTGTCGGTATAGCCATCAACCCTGCATCGTTGCTGCGGCAGAAGAATTGACGGCTGTGCCTTCGGCCTGACGACTGCGCATTGTGGGCACGGCACGCCGAATTTCTCGCGTAGGCGCTTCTTGTGATCCTTGATGTCGCGGAACACTTCGACTTCTTCACTCATCGTTGCCTTCCCCGAATACCTTGGCCTCGATCTGCGCCAGCGCCTTTTCCTGCTTCTCGCTCAAGGTCGTGCGCTGGCGGACGCTTGGCATGAACTCGAACCGCTCCCACGATGAAAGGTCGGAGCCGACCGCTTCGGCCAGGATGCGGTCTACGCGCTGGGCGGGGGTCATGCTTCACCGCCATTCGGATACCCGTCATGCTGCGCACCATAGAGCAGGCGGCCGGCGAGCTTCTTGCCGATACGGAATATGTGTTCGGCCTTGTCGTGTCGCGGCTCTGCATCCTCCCCGAGCTCATAGGTGCCGTTGGGGTTCACCCACCCGCCTATCCGGCTGTTGTCATAGCAAAAATTTGTATCTCCGGTCGCATGATCCTCGGAGACAAACTCCCCCCACTGCTTGAACAGGAACGGCACGCCAGCGTCTGCGCACTGTTCGCGCAGGCTGCGTACCCAATCCGGGTGCATGGGGCGGGCGTTGGGGCCGGACTCGCCGCCAACGATGACCCAATCCAGCAGGCGCACGCTGCCGTGACGCAGTGCCAGCGCACACTTCTGAGGGTCTCCATCTGGTCCCATGTGCCAGCGCAGTGCGCGGCCTCGGCAATGTCGCACGCCGATTCGATGTCAACCGCCCCCAGCAGCGGCTCCATGCTCAGGAAACGCACCGCGGCCGGAACTGCCAGCAGCTTCGGAATATCGCGGTCGGCCTCTTCCTGGTTACAGATCGTGGCGCCGAGCCAGACGTTCGGAGGCAGGCCGTTCAGGCGCAGGATCTGGCGCAGCATGTTCTGCACGTTGCCAATCCGCTTCGTCAGCAGCATCCAGTCCAGGTTCGGCGTGCTTTCAATCAGCGCGAACAGGTCATCGCGCCACGCCGGGTCAACCTCGTTGTCGAACACGTCGGCCAGGCTCGCGCAGAAGACGCGGCGGCGGGCCGGCTTGAATAGGCGCGGCAAGTGGTTGCAGCTCGGGCAACATCCGTTGCGCACATCGGCCTCGCGCCACTCGCCGCGCCATTGGCACTCCGGGCATTCGACAAAGGCCTGAGTGTTCCACTGCAGCGGCTTCTTCCAGTTCCCAGCGCTGGTGCGCACGCGCGGCTTGCCTTGACCCCATTCGACGCGCCCAAAGCGCTTGGTGTCGCGCTCGGCGTAGCAGTGATCGCAGGCCGGGCTGACCTTGGTGCAGCCCATCCACGGGTTGAAGGTTGAGTCGGCCCACTCAATTCCGGTCTGATCGCTCATTCCGCTTCGATCCGCGTGAACTTGTGCTTGCCTTTGATGTGCGCATGCAGGTGCTTGCCGACCGACTCGCACTTGCACAGGTCGGCGTACTGCTCGGCGCTGACGCCTTCATAGTGGTAGCGGCCGCCGCTGGCGTACTCGACGCACAGCGTATTGGTGGCTCCGCAATGGCCGTGTGCCTTGACCTGGCTTGACTTGCAGGACTGCATGGTGGGGTTGGGTTTGGTGGTCATGTTCTTCTCCTTGATTCGGGCCGGCCGACACTCAGGCCGGCCGGTTCATTGCTTAGAAGCGATCCTTGGCATCCGGGCGGCCGAACAGGACCGTGAAACCGGCGGCTTCCTTGATCTTGTCGATCTCGGTTGCAACGGCGGTCTTGAACACGCGATCCGGACGGACAAGCTCGTACCAGAAGCTCAAGGCGCTGCCAGCCTTGCCAGTGGCGTCGACCGCCTTGACCACTTCGGCCAGGGCGTCGGATGCGTCGTCGAGGAAAACGCCGCCATTCAGGTGGCGCAGGGTGTCTACGATGGAACGGGACATGCGGTTACTCCTTGTGGTTGGAAAGGGTGAGGCTGGCATTTGCACCAGGCGGGTCATACGGCAGATCAATCCCGGTGGCCGCGCCCAGCGCCGTGAGTGCTTCCTTGACGCGGAACAGTTCGGGGCCGACCAGCCCGGCCTGGCGGGCGAACGGAACGCCGCTCATTTGCACGGCCTCCTGTTGGTGCAGGCGCTCGTAGGCAAGCCGCAATATCTCGCGCATGGTTTCGATGTCGCCGTCGAAAAGCTCGATGAACACTCGGGCGGATTTGTCGATTCTCATGCTGCCACCCTGAGCGCGCGCGCGGCCTTGAATTGCTCGTATGCCATCAGGAAGGCGCGCATCCGGCCGCGTTCCTTGTCGGGCACGCTCTGCTCGTTGAGGAAGTCGCGCACGTCGTCACCGGCATCGACCAGAACTGCGCGCTTTTCATCCGATGTTGGTGGGGTACTCGCTGAAGCTGTCTCATACAAAGCCTCGGCTTGCGGGCTCGCTGGCCTCGCCTCATCAGCTTTCCCCCGTTGATCTGCTGCTGCAACGTCGGCAACCCGCTTGGCCTCGGCTTGGCGCTCCGCTTCGACCGCTGCCGCGGCGCGCGCTTCGCCAGCCTTGCGCTCGGCCTCGACGGCTGCAGCAATGCGGGCTTCCTCGGCTTTGCGTGCGTCTTCCTTGCGTACCGCTTCCTGCTGGATCCGCATGGCGTGCAGCGCGGCGAAGTCCTCGCGCGCCTTGGCGCAGACCTGGGCGAAGTCCGGGAACAGGTGGCTGGTGTCGTTCTCGGTGCCGATCAGCAGGCTCTTGCGGTTGGCCTCGATGGTGTCGGCAATCTCGTTCGCCTCGATCTTGGCATTCGCCAGCGCGCCGGCAACCTTGTCGCGCATGGAGTCGAGCGACTTCAGGCCCTTTATGGCGTCGGCAAATACGCCGGGGTTCAGCGGCGGCAACCAGTTTCCACCGATGCGCTGCACCAGCGCGGCGCGGTGCTGCATGAGCGCCTGCTGCGCCTCGGACACGATTTCGCCACGGCGATTCTCTTTTTCGGCCTTCACCAGCTTGTCCAGCGCCAGCCGCTTCGAGCGCATCTGTTCGCTGATCGCGTCCACGGCGCGGAACAGTTCGTCGATGCTGGCCGTCTGCGACAGTGCCTGCGATTTCGCCAGCGCCAGCCGTTCCTCTCCGTCCTTGAGGAACTTCACCATCTTGTCGGCGTCGGCGAAGTCCTGATCGTTGACCAGTTCAGTCTTGATGCCGTCGATAAACTTCTGTGCCGACAGCTTGAAGGCGTCGAGGTTGGTCGCCAGCACCTTGCCCTCGACCTGAACGAACAGGGCCGGCAGGGCTTCGATGGTGGCGGCTACCGGGGCGGCGACGGTTTCGACGTGGACATACTCGGCCAGATCCTTGGCAAACTGCTTCCAGCCTGAAATCAGCGCGGCGCGGCGCGACGGCATCGACGTGTACCACATGCCAACCGTGTTTTCCGGCGTGCCGTCGCTGGTGGTGAAATAGACCCTCTCGGCGCCCGATACCAGAAGCTGCTGCTCAAGCTGCCAGTAGTAATGCGGCTCAAGCTGGCCGGCACGGATGGCATCGGCCAGGGTGGCATTCCACAACTTGTTTTCCCAGCACAGGTCTTCAAGCATGGTCAGGCCGTCGAACGAGGCCAGCAGCGGCAGGCCGTCGACCTCAAGCGATCCGGTGGCCGGGTACAGTTCAACCTGCATAAGTCCCTCGGCGATTGGCCGCGCGGCGGCTTCGGCGGCATGGCCGCGGTCAAACAGGCGCTGCGTGCCGGCATCCACGTCCTCGGCCAGTCCGGTCGCCTTCTGCTTCAGCAGGGCGGTGCGGGTCTGGTACTTGCTGGCGCCCATCATGGCCGGCGCTTCGCTGGCGGTGAAGTGCTTGGCGCGGATGTCCAGCCATTCCTGGCTGCCCTGTGCTGCGTCGATGACGTTCATTATTCGGCTCCTTCGGTGTTGGTTGCGGTCTTTCCGGGCAGCGCACGGACCATCTCGATTTGCTTGTCGGTTAGCGTGTTGCGCGTCTTCAGCATGGCAATCAGGCTGTCGTGAGTCTTCTTGCCGCTGGCAAGCAATTTCTCCCAGCCCGGCATATCGGCATCGAACTTGTCATCCGGATAGGGTGGCAGCGGCTCCTTCTGCTTGTCTTCGCCGGCTGCGGACGGATCGAACCACTCCGCTGCGGTTGACATGCCGTCGCGCAGGCTGACGTAGATTTTCTTCAGGCTGACCACCTGGGCGGGCTGGATGGCGTCGATACGGCGCTGAATGCGCGTTTCGATCTGCTCCTTCGTGACGCCGAATGCGGCAAACGCCTCGATCATGTTGGCCATGGCTTCCGCGCTGCAGTCTGCCGTCGTCTTGAGGGTGACGTCGGCCTGTTTCATCGCGGCCTCGGTGACGTCGCCCGGTATGATCGACAGCAGGCAGGCACGGACGCGGCGCTGCGCCATGTTAGCGACGAGCTCGTAAATCTCGCGTTCTTCCTTGATCGGATAGCCGCCGTTGCGGGTATCGCGCCAGTGCGGCACGATGAACTGCAGCGGCTTGCGGGTCATGGTTTCCATGTCCCAGGCGTAGGCCTCGACCTCGGAATAGGCTTTGCCGTCTGCGCCGATGCCGCGAGACAGTTCACGGAAACCGAAATCAATGTTCCCCCACTGCTGGGCAATCGCTTCGGCCGCGCGGATCGACGGGCCGGAGACATCGGAGCCGCCCTTGGCGTACTGGTATTGCGATACCGCCGCAAGGGTGGGGCGCGCAAAGGCGTTCATGATCTTGTCCATGGCGACAACCGGATCGCGCGGAAAGCGCTTGGCCATCATTACGGCTGCTTGAACTTCGGCAATCGCGCGCTGCTCATTGCCGCGCGCCATTGCGCCGCCGGCTGCCTGCGATGCCGGGGCTGGGAATGGGTTTGTAACTGGTGCGTTCATTTAATGCTCCATCCAATAAAGAAAGCCAGCAGCAGCACGACGACGGCAAGGCCGACCCAGCCGCTGCGGCTGCGTTGAAGAAAGGTAATGCGCCCCGGTGCCGGGTCGCTGTGGCCGAACGCTTCGCGGCACAGCGCGGAAAGCGCGCGGTCAGGTTGTCATCGGTACAGGCGGTGCCGTCGACGAGGAAGGACAGCGGGGCCGGGCGGCGCCCGCGCTGTGCCGCGACGAGTAGCGGGCTGCGGAGTTGGGTCTGTTGGCGAATGGTCATGGTTGTTCTCCTTTGGGTGCGGCGGATAGAGCAATGTCGATTGCATCATCAAGGTCATTTGCCCCTTTGCTGTTTGGGATTTCTCTGTCATCCATCATGTCCAAAATCAGGCCTGGACGATAATTGCGCAGCCATCTGTATCTGTCGGCATCCTTTTCCACGTCTGTCGGTATGGTTGGGGCGGAGGTGTAGGCGAGGTCAGCTCGGACGTATGGCACATAGCAGTCCAGCGCAGCGTCTTCGCACCAGTTGATTCCTTCGTGGTCATCCGGGAACGGCTCGTCGTCATGGATGCTTTCTTCTGAAACCAGCAGGTAGATTTTCTCGGGCGCGGTCAGCCGAACCTCGCGGCCTTCCGGCTCACCCTGCCGCTTGATCGCTTCCCACGCTGCACACGAACCGCATTGCTCTTTTGTTTTCGTGCCGCCGTAGCAACAGTGACCGAGTGGAGAGACCTGCTGCTTGATCGCTTCCTTGAGTGCGGCGATGGTTATATCGCGCTCATTGATAATGTCCTGACATTCACGAAGCAGTAATACTGCTTCGTCGTGCGTAAGCTGGCCGTCCATTACTTGCTTGCTCATTTCAATCCCCCACAAAGACCGGCGCGATCGTCCGGCGCCTGCACTCTGCATAGAACTGCCCCAGCGACTCGCCGAACAGGCGCGTCGATTCGGCAACTTTTTCCGGGGTGCGGGCGTACTCGATCACGGCGTGCGGCTCGTTGCTGACGCCCTGGCGCACGTTGATCGGCGCCCACACGTCGGCCTTGGCCGGGGCCATGCCGCGATCCACCAGCCAGCGGCGTTCGTTGGCGATCAGGATTTCGTCGGCGCTCAGCAGCGTTTCGTATGGGGTGGCGTCAAGCCCGAGCGCGCGGCAATAGGCGGCGGTTGTGCGGTTGAGTTCGTTGAACAGGTACATCGCGCTTCCTCCTTATTGGTTGTCCACTTACCGGGCCGCGATGTTTTGCGACTTGAAATAAGTTTATAGGACACTTAACGAAGGTGTCAAGCGTTTACTTTACTTTTTCTTCGGGGCGAAAAAAAACCCGCCGAAGCGGGCTTGATGCCTTAGTGTTTTGATGCTCAGTCGTTAGGTGTGTTGTTGTATGGGCCCAGCGTCTGCGGCTTTAAATTTCTGTTGTTTGAAGTCAATTGCACCGTGCCACACACCTGCCGTGTGCCGCAGCGCAGTTGGCAATACATTGGCTGCTGTTCTCACATTGGCTAATGCAAATCCCCTGCTCGCTGGCGCAGTCTCCCATGCACTGCCCAATATCGTTTATTGCGAGAAGCATTGTTTCCAAACTTCGCCCGGAAGAATGGCGGTCTCCATTACGGCTTTGTTCGCATCGGTTGCTGATGGATAGACTTGCTGTTTCTGTCGCGCTCTCGGTAATCGAGTTTGCAAATGCACTTGCGCTAATCGCCATGAGCAATACTGCAAGAATGTTTTTCATAGTGGCTCCCCTTATGTGTTGCGGCAAGAAGACGGCGCTGCCGCTGTGCGCCTATTCGTCGTCATTCCGCGCCCGGATGGCTATGTCGTCAGATAGCATGCAGACGACGCCCAAGGCGAACAGCGGGTTTCTGTACGCTTCGCCAGCCGTGTCGACGATACACGAACGCCGCTTCATCATCGCACCGTAAGCGATCCCGATCAATTCCCCGCGCCTGGCCTCATGTAACAGAAACTCCAGCGCCTCCACCGTGTCATGAGATACCGCTTCCCTGACGATGGAGAACGGGGCTTTCATTTGTCCGGCCCCAAGGCGCGTGATTTTTTTGCCTTTCCCTTTTCTCTTGGCGGGCCGCCAGTAACGGCGGTGGCTGGGCGCGTTGGCGGCGGACGCGAAGCCTGATCGATCACTCCTTGAAGCGCGTCAATCATGCCGTCAGAAACGTCCTGACTTGCAATTCTCCGGATCAGGTCGCGCCGCTGCGCAGACAGTCCAGCCCAAGCGTCCCCCTGCGCGCTGACCGGTACGGCCGCATCAAGCGGAGTGTCCAAGTACATCGATGGCATGTCATAGGTCTTTTCCAGCCGACGCGCGGCCTTCTCCCCGAATGACGCCTTCCCCTTTTTTAGTTGGGATAGGTAGCTCTTTTCTTCTTCCGGCATTGCCATGTCTTTGAACCACAACGCAAGACGGGCGCGCCTGATTTCTACTATTTCCATGCCGTCAGTTTGTTTAGTGTCCGCTGAAGAAGCAAACGCTTGACAATACGGTTTAGCAGATACTAAACTGCGTTCATGGACCTCAAAACATTTATCCAGACCAGCAAGCGCGGCACTGCAAAGCGCCTGTCCGAGCAGATGGGAATTTCTGCTTCGTACCTTTCCCAGGTCGCATCGAGCGAGAACTTGCGCACCCCTGAGATGTGCGTGCAGATCGAGCGCCTGACCCTCGGGGCCGTGCCGCGTCAACATTTGCGCACCAACTGGATGGACGTATGGCCGGAGATTTCGTCCATCCCTGCTGAGAAAGACGCCGCCTGATGGCCTTCGGATTCAACACATCCTCCCGCCTGCTTCGGCAGGCTTTCGCCTCGGGCATGCGCCGGGGCTTTTTTATGCAAAGCCGCGCGTCGGGCATCGTCCCACACGTGCAGCCACTTCCGGATCGGCTGCAAGTCGCCCGATTCAAACAAGTCCAGTTGTTCCATTTCGCTCTCCTCAATCATGGCTCCAGTGTCGGCGACGCCTGCTGAAAGGGCGAGAAAGGGCGCTCAACTCGCGTTGCAGCGGCTGCAAGAGCCTGGGACGGCTGCGCATGTTGCTGTTTCTATGGGTATTTCTGAGTCTACGATTTCGCGCGTCAAGAACGAGCGCTTGGAAGAGACGCTGCTGATGCTGGCCCACCTTGGGCTGAAGGTCGTGCCGTCCGATTTCAAGTGCGTCAGTCGAGAGACCTATGAGTTTCTGACCGCGACGCACCAGCGTGTGATGCAGGTCGCGCCTGAGCTTGTTTGGGATGTGGAGGATTGAAATGCGAGTGTCCCGCGTGCTCCGCCTTACCGAGTCCCAGCTACTCGCCCGAGTTCCGGCTGCAGGCCGAGGCAAAGCACATTCTCCAGTGGCCGCTGGCGCGGCGCCGTGCCTATCTGGCAGCCAAGCCGGTGCAGGGCAGGCGGGCGGAACTGGAAGCGGAAATGAAAAGACAGTGGGCGGAGAAGTGATTTTGCCGTGGCCACCGAAGGATTTGTCGCCCAATTCCCGGGTGCATTTCATGGCGCTATCGCGTGCCAAAAAGAAATACCGGATGCAGTGCTACCTGCTGACGAAGGCTGCCGGCCTGCGCGCGTCCGGGCGTGTGAGTCTGTCAGTTGAGTTCCGTCCGCCCGTGCGCCGCAAATGGGATGACGACAATCTTGTCGCCATGCTGAAGGCCGGGCGCGATGGCATGGCCGACGCAATTGGCATCAACGACAACCTGTTTTCCATGCTGCCGCCCGTGATCGGCGAACCCATTGCGGGCGGCGCGGTAATCGTGAGGGTTTCCACATGATGACGTTGCTCAAAGTAGCCGGCGCGCTGCTGGCCTGGTCGGCTCTGGTGGTGCTGGTGCTGTCGATGTTCGGGATTAATGAACCGGAGGCGGGGGAGTGATGCGTTGCGCCGCGCTCTTTGTGCAGGAAGATGGTTGCTATGCAGGGCGGCCAGATATTGACGCTTGGCCAGAGCAGCGGGACGCGAGGCGCTACAGCGGCCCGCTGCCGGTAGTGGCGCACCCGCCTTGCCAGTTGTGGGGCGCGATGGCTGCGGTGAACTTTGCACGATGGGGCGGTGAACACAACAGACCGGGGAATGACGGCGGCTGCTTTGCCGCCGCACTGGATAGCGTGAGGCACTTCGGTGGAGTTCTTGAGCATCCGGCCAAGAGCCGGGCTTTCGCTGCGCACGGAATAGCAGCGCCGGCCGGAATTGGCTGGCAGCAAACAACTTGTGGCGGATGGGTTTGCGAGGTTTGGCAATCGGCCTACGGGCATCGAGCCAACAAGGCTACATGGCTTTATTACTGCGGCACGAACCCGCCGTTTGATCTTCGTTGGGCGAGGCCGGTAGGGACGCATCAAATCGGTTTTCATGACCGGCGAGGGAAGGCGGCGAACAAGCCGACTCTCGGCAAGAGAGAGGCGAACGCCACGCCACATGAATTCCGGGACGAACTGCTGCGCCTGGCAATGGCAGCGCATAAGGGGAACGTCTCATGCGCATAGCCCAATCCTTCACCGCCTGCGACGCCTACGCTGCCCACCACGCCACCGGCAAGGCGTCGGCACAGTGCGCCCGCATCCTGGGCTTTATCGCGTCCCGTGGTGGCGACTGGTCAATCGGCGAGGTCGCGCACGCGCTGGGGCTGGAGAAGTCCACCGTGAGCGCCCGCATGAATGAGCTGCTGGCGACCGGCGAACTTGAGGCCAAGCCTAACCGCAAAGACCGCCGAAGCGGCATCACTGTGCGGCCTGTTGGCTTGCCGGTGATGGGGCAGATGGAGTTGATCGCATGAATAGCTGGCTGGCGCTGTTCCTGCTGCAGACCGACATGCTGATGCTCGGCGCTCGGTTATCCTGGGATGCTCGCCAGCTCACCCTGGACGCGCTCAGAAGGGCGATGTCGTGAGCGTGCGCGTGATGTCCCTCGTGTGGGACAACTTCAACCGGGGCGGATCCGAGAAGCTGGCCATGCTGGCCCTTGCCGACTGGTGTAATGACCAGGGCGGCAGTTTGCATCCGTCCGTGGCAACGGTGGCCAGGAAGATCAACCTGACCGAAAAGCAGGCTCGGGTGATTCTTCATCGGCTGATCGACGAGGGGTGGCTGGCGGTAATCGGCAACGAATTTGGCGGCAATCCTGGGCAGTCTCGACAGTATCGGCTGAACGTCGAAAAGCTGTTAACCCCTCCCGCCGAGGTTAGCCCTACCCCTCCCGTAGACGTTACCCCTCCCGTAGACGTTACCCCTCCCGTAGACGTTACCCCTCCCGCCGAAGTGACCCCTCCCGTGGAGGTTCGTGACCCCTCCCGTGGAGGTTCGTTTACCCCTCCCGTGGACGGGAGCCAATCCACCATAGAACCACCAATAGAACCACCAGTAGTAACCCCCCTACCCCCTGACGCGGTTGAAGACAGGTTCATGGAGTTCTGGACTGCATACCCGAAGAAGGTCGGCAAGGAGGCTGCGCGCAAGGTGTGGGTGAAGGTCAAAAAACCCGCCGAATCGCTCGATGCAATCTTGATCGCACTGGCCTGGCAGTCGAAGTCCGCACAGTGGACGAAGAGCCATGGCCAGTTCATCCCCAACCCGTCGACCTACCTGAGTCAGCAGCGTTGGCTTGACGAGCCGCCCGTCGTCACCACGCCGAAGCTGACGGCCGTAGGCCAGAAAAGCGCCAGTGCGGCGAGCCGCTGGCTTGATTCGCAGGGATTCCAAATGGAGAAAACCGTATGAGGCACGAAGACAAACCGGATTTTGCCGGCCTGATGGTATCGATCGGCGAGTATTACGGGCGCGAAATCAGCGATGGCCTGATGGATATGTACTGGCATGGGCTGCAGCACTACGATCTGGCCGCCGTGCGTGATGCGCTGAACCGCCATGTCTCCAACCCTGACAGCGGGCAGTTCATGCCGAAGATTGCCGACATCACCAAGATGCTGGGTGGCACGACGCAGGACTCTGCGCTGCGGGCATGGGCCAAGGTCGACCAGGCGGTGCGGCGGGTCGGGACTTACCGAGACGTGGCTTTCGATGACCCGCTGATTCACCGCGTTCTGCATGACATGGGCGGCTGGGTTGCGATGGGGCAGAAGACCGAGGACGAATGGCCGTTCGTCGCCAAGGAGTTCGAGAACCGCTATCGCGGCTTCCGGGCACGCTCGGAGACGCCGGAATACCCGCCTGTCCTGAACGGCATCGCCGGGATGCACAACCGCCAGCAGGGGCACCAGATCGAGCCGCCGATGCTGATCGGCAATCCGACGCTGGCGCAGCAGGTGATGAAACTCGGCAGCGAGAAGCCGATGATCGGATTCACACAGGCCGGCGCCGTTGGTGCTGACTTGCGGCTGGTGAGCGACCAGCGCGACGAGGGCGCCGCATGACCACTGCAACCAAGCCCCGCGCCCGCAAGCCCGAGCGCCTGCTGCTCACCGTCGTCAAGGGGGCGCTTGAGCCAGGCGACGGCTATACCGCCAAGCGCCTGCGTGAGCGCGGCTACAAGGTGGGCGACATCCTGCTGGCCGACCTGCGTAAACCACGCCACCCAGGCTTTCACCGCCTGGCGCACCGGCTGGGCATGCTGGTCGCCGACAACATCGATGAGTTCACCGGGCTGGACGGCCATGCCGTGCTGAAGCGCCTGCAGATCGAGGGCAACGTCGAGTGTGACGAGATCCCGCTGTTCCTCGACCTGTTGGGGCAGAAGGTCAAGATCATGCACCGGGTACCGCGCAGCCTGTCGTTCGCCAGCATGGACGAAGCGCAGTTCAAGGCGACGATCCGCCAGATTTCCAACTACATCGCCGAGACGTACTGGCCGAGCCTGACGCCGGAAGCGATCGAGGACATGGCAAGCGCCATGCCGGAGGCCGCGTAATGCCGACCGTCTACCCAGCCGACCCCTGCCAACCACCCCACGCCATCGCCAAGACCGTGCGCGAACTGCGCCTTGAAGCCATGCTTGCCGAAACCCTGCCCTATCTGCTGGTGATCGAGCAGCCCGGGGACAAGTTGCTGGACCTGATTGAGCGGGTTGTGGGGGAAACGAAGTGAGCAAAATCACGGCCAGCGCCCGCGGCGAGGAATGCCAGGTCCGCATCCCAGGCGTTTGCACCTTCGACCCAGCTACGACGATCTGGAGCCACGCCCGCCACGGATCGGCAGGCAAGGGCAAGGGAATCAAGGCGCTCGACATTTGCGGCGCCTATGCCTGTACAGCCTGTGACGCGGCCTATGACCAGCTTATCGGCGTGCCGCACATGACCCGCTCGGAGGTAGACCTTGACTGGTTCCACGGCCACATGCGCTCGCTGGTGATCTTGGCGAAGAAGGGGCTGATTTAATGCTGCGCGAACTATCCGAACAGGCTGGAATGAAATGAGGATTTTGCAAAACAGACCGCAAAACACGCAACAAATTGCAAAAACGCGCAAAAGCCATTCAGATCAATAGCATAGGCGGAAAAAATTGACAAGCAGCCCGGCAAACTCTCGGAAAGTTCTCCACAAAATCATCGATTCGCTGTTTTTGGAGTCGCCAAATGACCTTTCAACCGTCGAAATTGCAAAACTTTGCAATCTGCACCCCGGATTGGTCGGCGCCATCCTCACCCGATCGCCCTGGGCGACCCGCCGCAGAAGGGTCCGCATCAATCGCAACAAATGCGAAACTCGGTGGTCGGCGAGCGATGCGGCGCTGATTGACTATGCCCGGCGGCATGCTGCGCTGACGGTGCGCAAGGCGGCGCTTCTGGCGTCGAAGGGTGTGCATGCCACGCCCGACAGCAGGGGGAGGGTCACGCTGCGCTGTGGCTCGGTTACTACGATTGTTCACGCGGATTGAGGGGAAGAAATGTCTTTGAACAGAGAAGCACTGGAGCGCGAATCAGAACTTGCACGGCTGGCGGCAGGCCCGGCGACCATGCCGGCGGCTGAAGAAAGCACACTCGCCCTACAGATCCGCGCCGCCGTGACGGCCCGGGTCGAGCCGTTCGAGGTCGAGATCGTCGAGATCGAGCGCGGCGCCCGCCTCATGGTCGGCGTGGTTGGCATCAAGCAGGTATTCGGTTACCGGCGGTTCATGGCTGACGGAGAGCGCAACCAGCACACGCCTGAATCGTTTGCTGATGCCGTGGTCGAGCAGGTTCAGCAGCATGTTGGCCGGGCGATGGCGGCGCAGGCGAAGCGGGATCGGAAGGCGGCCAGGCGGATCGGGAGGGCTGGGTAATGGATCACTTCGGAATCGGAGCGGCAATGCGGGGCATGGCCATGATGTACTTTCGGTCGGCTCGCCAGACCGGCCGGACGACATCGCTGGTGGAAAGCGTGAAGGATGGCGATCGCATCATCTTTGCGGACGGCAGGGAGGCCGCGCGCGTGCGGCGCATGTGCTCGGAGCGCGGCGTGAAGGTGGATTGCATCGTGGTTGAGCCCAAGACGCCAGAGCGCGTGTTTGAGCGCGGTACACCGGAGGGACGAACCATATTCGACCATTCATGGATCGAGCAGATGTACTTGCAAGCCATTGAGCGCACACAACAGGAGATCGACCACCTTGAGCGTGAGGCATCAGGCTACGGCGAGGCGCACCGCGAAACTAAACGGCGGCACTTGGAATTTGCGAAGTGGAGGACTTGACGCCAGACCGCGCGCAATCCACAACCCAGGCCCGCGCACTGCGGGCTTTTTAACGTGCGGTGGGGGTGCAAGGCCCGCAACCGGCAGGCTTGGCAGAATCAGACCATGCCGCATACCTCCCAAACTCAATGAACACACAGCCAATCGATGTCGACGTGCTGGCCGACACCATCATCACCCGGATGAAGCAGGAACATCATGTTTTCTGGGTGGATCCCGAGGCCCACGCCGAGCAGCACGGATTTCTGGCGCTGCTGATGAAGGAGCGCGAAGAAAAGTTGGCCAGGCGAAAACGCATCGAGGAAAAGATCGCCGGCTCGGTGCTGCTGTCGACCATATTGGTGCTCATAGGGTTGATCGGCGCGGGTGCGCTGGCATGGCTGCGGATCAAATTCGGAAAAGCCTAGCCGCCAAGGCCGAGGGCCGGGTAATCAGCATTGGCTTTCACGTCAGGCTGACCCCGCCGGCGGCCGAGCCCGGCGAGACTGACGCGGCGATCGAGATAGGGCGCGGGCTGATTCGCGAGGCGATGCTGATGCTGAAGAATACGGGCGAGGCCGAGGGCTTCGTGGTCGATGTGGCGGCGGAACAGGTGGTGTACTGAATATGGCGAATGAGGCAGACATGGCGGATCCGTACATCCAGCGCGCCGTCGACGAAGGCCTGGCACGCGCCAAGTGGGCGATGGATAACCCAAAACTGAGGCCGATCATCCTGGAGATGGACGGCCAGCGGTTCGGCGTCTGCCATCACTGCGAATCTCCGATCATCCCGGGCCACCTGTTCTGCCCGACTGACCCCATCGAGCCGGAGCACTCATGCGCGGTGGAGTGGGAACACGCCAGGAAGCGGAAAGAGGATAGCGGGCTATGAGCCAGTTCATGATTGCGCTCGATCAACTGGTCAACACCGTGTTCAATGGCTGTGCCGCTGGCCTTCATCGTGGCACTAGCTGGGTGGTGAAATGAATCCAGATCTGTTCATTCGTAATGTCTTGGCCCCATCGCTGAAGCTCATGCCCGGAACGATGGATACACCAGCGGCCCGCATCGTCTTGCTGGCTATCGCGTATCAGGAGTCCGCGCTTGGGCATCGCCGGCAGGTAGGCGGCCCGGCGCGCGGGTATTGGCAGTTCGAGCAGGGTGGCGGGGTGCGTGGGGTGCTGAACCATGCAGCGAGCAAGCCCCATATCCGCTCCGTGCTGACCGCGCTCGACTATGACCCTGATTCAAACCAGGCAACGTGCTACGCGGCGATTGAACACAACGATGTGCTGGCGGCGGCGTTCGCGCGGCTGCTGCTGTGGACCGATGCAGAGCCACTGCCGGCCGATGCCGTTGGGGCGTGGGCGCTGTATCTGCGCACCTGGCGTCCCGGGAAACCGCACCCGGACAAATGGGAAGTCAATTACCAGCGGGCAAAGGAGGCGGTCCATGTTTTCTCTCAAGGATAGCCGAGGCCGGCAGTCAATCACGCTGGTTTTCGTCGGCGCATCGTGGCTGGCGGTGTGGCTCAAATTCGTTCTCGCCGGCGCCACTCTGCCTGTTTTTGGACTGGTGCCGCCGATGTCGGCAGGCGAGTTCGGTGCGGCAACTGCGTTGATCCTGGCGATCTGGCTGGGCCGCGAGTGGACCGACAAAAAGACGCCGGGCGGTGTCCCGTGAGGACGCACGCATGAACCGCTACATTATCGCCGCTGCCCTGTTTGCCGCCGCCATCGCGCTGTGGTCACTGTGGCCGCGCCCCGTGCCCGTAGTTGGAGAGTCCGTCCCGCTGCCGCCAGCAAAGGAAGTCGTCACCGTCGAGCGCGTGCGCACCGAGGTTAAGGTCGTCTACGTCTACCCGGACAAGGTGAAAGCCAAACTCGACCTGCCTAAATCAATCCAGCAGGACGCCTCCAAGCAAGTCACCGCCACCGGCAAACTGCACGCCGAGGAACGTCCCTACACCCTGACTGCCGTACTCGACACCGACACCGGAATCAGCGAGGTGTACGCCCGCCCTGATCCGCTGCCGTGGTTCGGACCCGGAAAGCGCGCCGAAGTCGGACTGGCCTACGGCATCAAGGACGGCGAACCCACAGCCAGGCTGTACGCCAGCCGCGACCTGATCCGGGTTAAAGCCCTGCACGCCGGGGTGATGGCAACGCTTGACCATGACGGCGAGTCCTTTGCGGGCGGATTCATCTCCATGAGGTTCTGACGTGGGACAGCGAGTAAAGCGGACACTGGTGAAGGCCAGGCTGACCGCCATTCAGAAGGAAAACAAGAGGCAGGCCATTCTGGACGACATCCGCGCCGGACTGCTCAAGACCGCGCAGATCGCCGATAAGCACGGCGTCAGCTACCACACGATATACCGGATGCGGGGCATGGTGGGCAGCGAGAAGGACTTGCACGCCAATATCGTCTTCAAGGCCACGCAGGACGTGGTGGCGCTGCGCATTGCCGACAACATCAACGACAACGTGGTGGTGAACGAGAACGCGCAGATTGTGCTGGCGATGATGCGCGAGCACAGCCAGAGCGTGATGCGGGCTCGCGGCGTGGCGGCCCTGCTGATGGACGACCTGGAGGCCACGATCCGCAACCGGGCGGAAATCGAGGACGACATCGAGATCGAATGCAAAGACGATGAGAACACGCTACGCAAGTACAGGATGAAGCGCGCGGTGTCGCTGTCCGCCAACACCAAGGTTCTGGCCGACCTGTCCGGCGCCCTGAAAACCCTGATCGGGCTGGAGCGCGAAATGTTCAACATCGGCCAGGGCGACGACGGCAACGGCAAGCAGTCGCTGGAGGATTACGTGCTGTCGTTGCCGGCGGTGAACTGATGCGGCGGGGGTGAGGCTGGCTGGCGAGTTCAGGTTGGCATAGTTGGCATAGCTGGATTATTTCAACCGTGCCAACCAAAGGAGCCACACTATGAAGTCACTGAAACGCATCATCCTCGCCGGCCTGCTGGCCGTTGCCTCGCTCTTCGCAGGCGCCACCAACGCCGCCGCGCTCACCGATTTTGCCGAAAACAAGATCGTCGACGCCACCCTGCGCGCCCAGGCCATCGGCACCCCGGTCACATGGTACGTCGCGCTCTACACCGCCTGTCCCACTGATTCTACCGGCGGCACCGAGGCAACGGGCGGCGACTATGCCCGCGTCGCCGTCACCGCCGGCCTCGCCGAATGGGCGGGCACGCAGGCCGCGGCCAGCACCACGGCATCCAGCGGCACCGGCGGCACCACCAGCAACAACGCGGCGATCACGTTCCCGACGCCGACGGCATCGTGGGGCACTGTGGTCTGCTGGGCCATCACCGACGCCTCGACCGCCGGCAACATCTGGATTTACTCGGCGCTGACGGTCAACAAGGTCATCAACATCGGCGACAGCGTGAGCTTCGCGGCAGGCTCGGCCACGTTCCAGATCGACAACTGAGCCCGCCATGAACCGCATCCTCGCCACCCTCGCCGCGCTGTTGTTTTCAGTCAGCGCGTTTGCGCTCACCCCGGCGCAGACCGCCACCCTGAAGGCCGCGCTGCTGGCCGAGCCGGGCATCGCGTCCTGCGTCACCGCGGGCGACGATCAGTGCGTCGCCGACTTCGCCAACGCCCCCACCGCCTTTGTCGTCTGGCGCACCTCGGTCAGCGAAGACGAGTACACCGGAGACGCCAGCAGCGAGGCATCGAACTGGTCGTGGCCGGCCTACATCGCGCGCAGTGTGGGCGAGCGCGACGGCTGGGCACGCATGTTCCGGGGCGGCTCGATCAACCCCGGCAAGGCCAATATCAGGCAGGGCATCGCCGACATTTTCAGCGGCACCGCCAACAACGCCGCCGGCCAGCGCGCCCACCTGCTGGCGATTTCCAAGCGCGCGGCGACGTGGGCGGAATCGAAGCTGTCCAGCGGCACCGGCACCAACGCCACCCCGGCTGTGCTTGGCTGGGAAGGCACGATTTCGCCCGGTGAAGCCGGCTCGATTTTGAGGAACTGACATGGAATCCATCCAGTACACCATCCTGCGCGACCTCATCGCCGCCAGCCCGGACATCCCCGAGGTGCTGGTGCATACCAATGCCACCCCGCGCGTGGACGGGCAGACCGCCCGCCGCGACGACGCCGAAATCGCCGGCATTCTGAACAACCCCGCGCACACCCGCATCGTCGAAACCCGCGTCACCGACCTGTCGCTGATGGATGCGCTGGGCGTCACTCTGGCGAACGGCATCCTCGACAAGCTGACAGCGGCAGGCGCGACCAACAGCGCCATCCGGCGAGCGATGAAGGCGATTGAATCGGAACGCGGCATCGACATCGGAAACGACGAGGTGCGCGGCATGCTCGATCAACTGGTGGCTGGCGGCGTCATCACCCTGGCCGAATCCGACGCGCTGAAGGCGCTGGCAGTCAAGCCGTGCGGCATTGCCGAGCAAACGCTGGGTGCGCCCGTGTCCGGTGCCGACGTTTCCATCGCGCTGAGAGGGGTTTGAGATGGCATCCACCAAAAACGAAACCGTAGTCCAGTTCAGCGCCACCGATGAAATCACCATCAACAACAGCGCCACCTGGAACCTGTCCGACCTGGTCGCGCTCAACGTCGAGGACTGGGACGGCGAAGTGGAAATCTGGGCGGACAACCAGGGCACGCCCACCTCCGGCGACACCGTGGAAGTGCGCATTCTCTACACCAACGGCAACGTGGACGGCACGGCGGGGGATGATCACGTCAACGCCGACAACGGCGAGTTTTTCGCGCTGATCGACACCTACAACAACGACGACGGCGCGGGCGTGGTGCTGGCGTCCATCCCTGTGCGCACCTGCCCGGATGGCTTCAAGCTGGCGGTCAAGGCCGCAGCCGGGGCAACGCGCAACGTCAAGTTCCGCGCCCTGCTGCAAACCCATCGCGGCGCGATCGCGTAAGGGCGGGTCGTGGGTCACGCTTTCCGGCGCGAGGACTGGGTTCGGCAGCCGCAGGGGCCGGTTGAGGTTGACGGGTCAGTACTGCGACCTAATCAGTCCTTGGTGGTACTTCCAGGGGTTAATGCGCCTGCCACCCGTGTGTCGCGTTTAGGTACAGAACTGCATACGGCAGACGCCTACTACTACACAAATGCAGCCCCGATTGCCGATGCAAACGCAATGACGGTTGTTATCGCCGGTCGGCAAACGGCCACGCCGGGCAGCGCCAACGAACGATATTTCGAAATAGGGGGCTTTTCCGTCGGCGGCGGGTTCTCCGTAGAGCATGTCGCAAACAAGGAAAATATTATTGGTTGGAACGCAACATATAACGTCGTTGGAGACAGGAACTGGCTTGATAGCGATGTCGGCCCCCTGCATTTTTACGTTGCAACGATTTCTAACGGGACACTGAGTTTATTTCGTGACGGCGTGTTTCTCTCAAGTGCCGGAATTACATGTACTGCGGCTACGACTCGCCGGGTGGCAATCGGTGGCTCCACCGGCTCTAGTGGTACAGGTGACCGAAGTAGTAACTTTGGGGTATCCCTGTTCGCCGTCGATTTTGGTCGAGCAGTTTCGAATGATGTAGCCATTCGGCTTTCCGTCAACCCCTGGAAAATCCTCAGAAAGCGCCCCACCAACGTGCCCTTCGCCGTATCCAGTGGCGGGGCGACCCACAACCTCGAAGCCGCCGCCGCCGCACAAGCCGCCGCATCCGCCGCGCTCTCCGTCTCTGTGCCGCTGGCCGGGGCCGGCATCACGGTTGTTACCGCGACCGGCGCTGTCTCCGTATCCGTCAATCCATCCGGCAACGCAACCGCGCAGGCAAACGCATCGGGCGGCCTGAGTCTGTCGATACCGTTCGGCGGCGCCGCGCTGGCCGAGGCGCTGGCGCAGGCGGGGCTGACGCAGGGGGTGCCGCTGGCCGGCGCGGCCATCGCCGAGGCACTGGCTACGGCCGCGCTGGCTACCGCCGGTGCAGCCGACCTGACCGGCGCGGCCGTGGCCGAGGCGGTTGCGTCCGCCGCGCTGTCGCATGGCGTCCCGCTGTCGGGTGCCGCAATCGCCGAGGCTGTTGCGGCTGCCGGACTGTCTCAGGGCATTCCGCTGTCGGGGGCCGCGTCGGCGCAAGCCATCGCCGCAGCCGCGCTGGCCATCGCCAACGCGCTGTCTGCCACGGCAACCGCGAGTTCGAGCGCATCCGCCGGGCTTGCCATCAACGTCAGTCTTTCCGGCGCGGCGATCAACGAGGCGGCGGCATCCGCCGGCCTGACGGTCGAAGGTGCCGGCGCGGTCGCGCTTGAGGGCAACGCCGCCGCCAGCGCCAACGCATCCGCCGCGCTCACCCATGCGGTGCCGCTCACCGGCGCCGCGCTCACGGTATCCAGCGCATCCGGCAATCTCACGCAGATCGTTGCAATCCAGGCCGCCGCTGCGTCCGCCAGCATGGCAACCGGCGGGCTGGATGTGGCGGTCAACCTGTCCGCCGCCGCGCTGGCCGCGGCGCTGGCCGCCGCCGGGCTGACGGTCGAGGCGGGCGGGCTGTCCGCCGCTGCCGCCGCCGAAGCCGCCGCCAGCGGCATCGTCACCCTGCGCGTGAACCTGGACGGCGCCGCGGTGGCTGCCGCCATCGCCGCCGGCGCGCTGTCCACGGCGGGGCTGATTGTCGCGTCAACTCCAGGCTGGGCGTTCGACGCACCGAAACGAAATTGGCGGATTGATGCACCGAAACGAAATTGGAGGTTCACAGCATGAGCGAACAGAAAGTAAAGCGCGTGGCCGAGTCCGTTGTTCTGGAGTTCGACTTTTCCAGCGAGCTGTCAGCCATCGACGTCGCGACAATGGCAATCGCTGTCGAAGGATCGAAGCCGGACGCCGCCGCTGCATCCGTGCTGGACGGAACCCATCAAATCAGCGGAAAGCTGGTCTATCAGCGCATTTCTGGCGGTGTTTCGGGTGTTCTGTATCACTTCACCTGCCTTGGAACGAAGGGGCTCGACAAGATCGAGCGCGAGGGTCATGTGCTGGTGCGCTAGTTTGCGGCGGGGGTGAGCCTCGCGCCCTGACCCCGCTTGGCAGAATCCGCTTCAATGACCGAAGCCGAATCCCGTCTGCGCCGCCTGCTTGACGATTTCCCCTATTACGCCTCTCACGCGCTGCGTATCCGCGACAAGCGCGGGCGCGTGGTGCCATTTGCGCTCAACAGCGCGCAGATTCTGCTGCATGAGAAGGCTGAGGCGCAGTTGTCGAGCATCGGGAAAATACGTGCGCTCGTTCTCAAAGGACGGCAGCAGGGAATGTGTCTGGACCCGAACACGAAAGTCCTTACTGCTGATTTACGCTGGATTCCAATCAAAGACGTGACGGTCGGGCAAGAGCTTGTTGCCACAGACGAGAATCCAACCCTGGGCCTTGGTTGCGGTAACGGTTCGCAGAAAATGCGCACCTCAGTCACTGAAAAGGTCTGGCGCACAAAGAAGCAGTCATACCGGATCACGTTTGATGATGGGCGCAGTGTCGTGTGCTCGGCGAATCACAGGTGGTGGTCAAGGAAGTCTCAGCCACAGGGCGCATGGAGATCAATAGCCGGCAACGGTTTTGATGATGGACGGTCCGCGCTGAAACCTGGCGACATGATTCGATCCGTGGTTGCCCCGTGGGGTGAATCGACACTGGACGACGCATGGTTCGGCGGGATGGTCGACGGCGAGGGTTCGCTTGATTTCAAGAACAGGTCCGGCGTCGATATGGCAATCAGCCAAGTCGACGGCCCCGTGCTTGAGAAAATGAAGTCGCATTGTCTGGCGAGTGGGTATCGGCATTGCATTGTCAGCGATGACGGGCCGCGCAAAACAAAACTCGGGCAGCGCCCGGTTCATGCGATCAGTATCAGCAACGCTTCAGACGTGTTCACGTTGATCGGGAAGTCTCGCCCGCTTCGCTTCCTGGATAAGCGATGGTGGGAAGGCAAGCGGCCACCGGACGGAGGGTGGCGGGCTATTGTTTCAATAGAGCCGCTGCGCGAACAAATGCTGGTGGACATCCAGACAAGCACTGGAACATTCCTTGCGGAAGGGTTTGTTTCGCACAACTCCACTTACGTAGAAGGCCGCTTCTACCACAAGACCAGCACGCAGACCGGCAAGCGCGCGGTGATCATGACCCATGAGGCGAAGGCGACCGCCAACCTGTTCAGCATGGCGAAGCTGTTTCACGCCTGCTGCCCGAGCAATCTCAGACCGACTGCCAGCAAGGACAACGCGAACGAGCTTGTGTTCGGGCGCTTGATGAGTTCCTACAAGGTGCTCACGGCCGGTGCCGCTGAAACCGGGCGTGGCGACACGGCGCAGTTGTTCCACGGCTCCGAGGCGGCATTCTGGACCAACGCGGCGAAGCACATGGCCGGCATCGGCCAGGCTGTCGCCGATATGGACGGCACCGAGATGTTTTTGGAGTCGACCGCGAACGGCGTCGGCAACCCGTTCCACCAGGCATGGCAGGACGCCGAGGCGGGGCTGACCGAGTACATCCCGGTGTTCCTGCCATGGTTCCTGCAGACCGAGTACCGCCGCGAGCCGCCGGCAGGCTTCGTTCTCGACACCGAGGAAGCGCAGTACGCCACCACCTACGACCTTGACGAGTTCCAGATGGCGTGGCGGCGCAACAAGATCCGCTCCGACTTCAAGGGCGACATCACCCTATTCAACCAGGAATACCCGGCCAGCCCTGAACTGGCGTTCATCCGCGCCGGCGGCGAGTCCTACATCAATCAGGCGCTGGTCGCCAAGGCACGCAAGCACAAGGCCGAGGCGCGCGGCGCCAAGGTGCTGGGCATCGACCCGGCCGAGTTCGGCAGCGATCGATCGACCTTCGTGCTGCGCCAGGGCTTGCGCATTCTGGAAACCAAGAAGTTCTCCAAGCTGGACCTGATGGAGCTGGTGGGCCATGCCTCGATGATGATCCACAAGGAAAACCCGGACGCGGTTTTTGTGGATGCGGTGGGGGTGGGGGCCGGCGTTTACAGCAGGTTGGCAGAATTGTTCCCGAATCGTTTGATTATCCGCGTCCACAGTGGCGCGGCGGCGTTTGACAAGGAAACCTATGCCAACGTGCGGGCCGAAATGTGGGGAAACATGCGGGAGTGGTTCACGCTCGAACCGCAGATACCGGACAGCGATGAATTCGCCGCTGACCTGTGCGCTCCCGGCTACAGCTACGACTCCGCGCGCCGCGTGCTGCTGGAATCCAAGGAAAAAATGAAGTCTGCGGGCGTGCGCTCTCCAGATTTTGCCGACGCGCTGGCGATGACCTTCTTCATGCCGGTCGAAGTGCGTACCGCTGAAATGTCCCCCTTGCAACAGAAACTCGCCGGCATCCGACGTCGGCAGAAACGATCGGCAATGGCCGCATGACGAACACGACCCAAGCAACCGGCGACACCGCCGCCCAGCAGAACTGGGACCGTTACCGCTACGGCATCGAGCGCGGCCACCTGTCCTACATCATGCAGGCGATCCTGTGCGAACGGAACTACCTTGGCGGTGGGCTGCAATGGGACGACGCCGACCGCGACCAGTTGACCGCAGACGGCAAGCCGGCGCTGGAAGCCAACGAGATCATGCCGGCCCTGAATTCAGCCATCGGCTACCAGATCCACAACCGCATGGACATCGCGTTCCGCCCGCGCAAGGTAGTGAGCCAGGCGACCGCAGACATCCGATCGAAGCTGGCGATGCAGATCGCCGACAACAACAAACTGCACTGGATTGAAACCGGCGTGTTCTCGGACGGCATGATCGAGCAGCGCGGCTTTTACGACGTGCGCATGTGCTACGAAACCAACGTGCTGGGCGAACTGGCCATCACCGACCTCGACCCGCGCGACGTGATCCCCGACCCGGACGCCAAGAGCTACGACCCGCAGAAGTGGGGCGACGTGACCGTGACCCGCTGGTACAGCCTTGACGACATTGAGGCGCTACACGGCCGCAAGGTGCGCGATGAGGTCGAAAAGGTCCACGGTTCCGAAGGCGAACAGGACTTTGGCGACGGCGTTGATGAGGCCGGCGACGATGGCGGCGAGCGCAACAAGTTCGGCGACAACCAGAGTGGCGGCCAGAGCTATTACGCCTTCTATCGCGGCAGCGCCAAGGACGACACCGCGCGCTACCGCGTCATCGACCGCCAACGTTTCGTCTACGAAATGGCCGACGTCGTGATTTCTCAGTACGGCGACGTGCATGTCGTGACCAAGACCAACGGTGACGCAATCGCGGCCGAGATTGCCGCCGGTGGCACGCCATCCAAGCGCATGACGCGCCGCGTCAAGTGGACCGTGACAACCCGCTACGTGACGCTATTCGACGAGATCAGCCCCTACGACCGCTTTACCGTGGTGCCGTTCTTCCCATATTTCCGCCGCGGCAAGACGCGCGGCATGGTGGACAACGCGATCGACCCGCAGAAGATTCTGAACAAGGGCTTGAGCCAGTTCGTGCATATCCTCAACTCGGCGGCCAACTCCGGGTGGACCTACGAGCAGAACAGCCTGACCAACATGACCGGCGAGGATCTTGAGGATCGCGGCGGAGAGAACGGCCTTGTGATCGAGCACGCCAAGGGCACCCAGGCGCCGAAGAAGATCGAGCCGAGCCAGATCCCGAACGGCGTCGACCGCCTGATGGACCGCGCCTTGCTCACTTTGAAAGAAGTGACCGTACCCGACGCCATGCGCGGATCGCAGGGCGCCGAAGTCTCGGGCGTTGCGATCCAGAGCCGGCAGTCGGCCAGCCAGCAGCAACTTGCCGTGCCGCTGGACAGCCTAGCGCGCACCCGCGCGTTCATTGCCGGCTGGATCGACTACGCCATCAAGAACTTCTACGACGCCCCGCGCATCGTCCGCATCACCGAAACCAACCCGGACACCGGCGCCGAGGAACACGAGTTCATCGAGGTCAACCAGCCTGACGGCCAGGGCGGCTACCTCAACGACATGAGCGTGGGCGAGTACGACCTGGTGATTACCGAGCAGCCGATGCAGGTGACGTTCGAGAACGGCCAGTTCACCCAGGCGCTCGAAATGCGCAAGACCGGCGTGGCCATCCCGGACACCGCCATCGTCATGAGTTCCAACCTGTCGCGCAAGCAGGATGTCATCAAGCAGATGGAAGGTATGGGCGGCAAGTCACCGGAAGAAACCGCACTTGCAGAAGCGCAGACCGCCAAGATCAACGCCGAGACGAAGCACCTCGAAGCCAACACCATCAACAAGCTGGTCGAATCCACTTTCAGCGCCATGCAGTCGGCACGCACCATCGCGGAAACCCCGCAGACCGCCGGCATGGCCGACAGCATCCTCAAGTCGGCCGGCTTCAAGGACATGGACGCCGCGCCGATCGTGCCGGAAGCGCCGGCAGGAATGCCCGGCTTGGACATGGCACCAATCGCAGAGAACACCTCGCCAAACTTTCCGCCAAGGCCAGAGAATCCGGCGGCTGGAATAAATACTGGAATAGAGGGCGGAGAGTGATGCCTGATCGATACGGAAGATACACGGTGCTGCGTGAAGCCGGGAGCAAGCACGGGATGCGGGTTGTTCTGTGCAGATGCGACTGCGGAACAGAGCGCGAGGTGTACTTCAAGAACTTGCGGTCTGGAAATTCAACTTCGTGCGGATGCAGGGCATCAGAGGTCACTTCGGCGAGAAACATGAAGCATGGCCAAGCGAAAACTCCAACCTGGCTGATATGGGTTGCGATGGTGCAACGATGCGGACCAACAGCCAGCGGCAAAAACAGAGCATGGTATTTCGACAAAGGAATCCGTGTTTGCGATCGCTGGAAGTCATACGAGAACTTCTTTGCGGACATGGGTGATCGCCCCGATGGGCACCAGATCGACAGAATTGATACGAACGGAAATTACGAGCCTGGAAACTGCCGGTGGGTTACTCCGAAGATCAATTCACGGAACCGGACCAACAACACAAGGATTGAATTTGAAGGCGAATTGTTGACCGTTGCCGAATGGGCCGAAAAGAAGTGCTGGCCAAGGCACGTCATATCAAATCGCCTTCAATACGGATGGCCGATTGAGAGGATTCTCACCGAGCCTGTTCGAAAAATTGCCAATCGTCCCTCAAACCCGGCTGTCGGCATGAACGCAGGCATTGAGGGCGGGGAACCGGCCCTTCAGTAACCACCAACCACAAAGGGCAAGCGAAGCATGAGAACGATGTCTGCAATCGGACGCCGCGCGACCGGAGACAGCCGGATAACCCTGTTCCGGGTTGAGAGCGATTTCTATTCCCGCGGCACCGGATGGAAGTTATCGCTATCACTTCACCCGCGCTTGTTTTACTGGCAGCGGCAGTGGCGGCAGCTTCGGGTCACGTTGCTCGGGATCAATCTGCACTGGAGATCGCGCTGATGGCCTACCTCGGGCTTTTACCGGCAGCAATTTTCTGCGTCATGTGGTATTTCGCCGAGCGCCGACGGGCCGGGGCGTTCTACTTGCTAGACCGCCATCGCGAAGCTCTGCGACAGCGCATCGAAGCCACAGACCGGAGAAGCGGCAGTGGTTCACGATAACTTGCATCTAGCCACTGCACTCTAACCACCAAACCCCAACCACCACAAAGGACGCACACCATGCCACCCGAAGCAGCAGTCGAAGACGAAGCGATCGAAACCCTGGCCATCGAGGACGACGAGCCGACCACGCCGGAAGACCGCGGCGACGACTTCAGCCCGACGCCGGATGAAGTCGATCCCGTTGTAACGCCGGCAGCCGCCGCGCCTGAAGCCGAGGAAGAAGAAGCCGCCAAGCCCAACGGGATGATCCCCAAGGCCCGCTTCGACGAGGTGAACAACGCCAAGAAGGCCGCTGAACTGCGCGAGGCTACGCTACTGGCCGAGATCGAGGCGCTGCGCAAAGGCGAGGTCAAGCCGGAAGCCGCGAAGGAAGCCGCAGCGGAGCCGGCGCCGGAAGTGGCCGCCCTTGAGGACCAGTACACCGACGCCCTGATGGACGGCGACCGCGACAAGGCGCGCGAACTGCGCATGCAGATCAACGCCATCATCCGCGACAGCGCGGTGCAGGAGATCGAGCATCGCACCAGCCGGGCGACCGAGAGCAACAACATCAACGCCGCGGCCGCCGCAGTGATCGAGCAATACCCGGAATTTAACGACGCCGGCGAGCACGCCAACGCTGAAGCCATTGACGAAATGGTCGAGATGCGTGACTTCTACATCACTTCCAAGGGAATGAGCCCTGCCGAAGCCATCACCAAGGCGGCCGAGAAGGTGGCTCGGATGTATGGCCTGGGCACCAAGGCAGAACCAGGAGGCGAGGAAACGCCGGATGAAACGCCGGCAGTTGACGACCGCACTGTGGTCGCAATCAAGCGTGGCGCGAAGATTGCCGCGTCACAGCCCAGCACCGCTGCGGTGGGGGTGGGCACGCGCCAGGACGCGGCCAAAGTTAATATCCAAACCATGAGCGAAGAACAGTTCGAGGCGTTGCCCGAGTCTGAAAAGAAACGGATGCGCGGCGACTGATCGAAGCCCGAACGCCAGGCAGGATTCGCGCCCTGCCGGCGTAGCAAGACCCGCGATTCCGCAAGAGACAGAGCGTATCTGTCGTGGTTCGGCACCCAATTCAAGCCGGTTCCGCGATGTGGCGGCGTACAGCCTAGACGTTTTTCAACCTCTTTAGGAGTCGCAGTATGTCCATGACAAACTTCGCGGCATTGACGCCGCAACAAAAACTGGTTTGGTCGCGCGATGTGTGGAAAGCCGCACGCGATCAAATGTTCATCAAAAAATTCACTGGCACGGGCGAAAGCTCGATGATCCAGCGCGTCACCGAACTGACCAAGACCGAGAAGGGTGAGCAGTGCATCATCCATCTGGTCGCGGATCTGGTCGGCGACGGCGTGATCGGGGATAACGAGCGCGAAGGCAATGAGGAAGCTATGCAGTCGTATAGCCAAATCATCACCATCGACCAGCTTTCCCACTCGGTTCGCAACAAGGGCAAGCTGGCGGAACAAAAGACCGTCATCAAGTTCCGCGAAACCGGCAAGGATCGCCTGGCCTACTGGCTGGCCAACCGTGTCGACCAACTGGCCTTCCTCACCATGTCCGGCATCGGTTATTCCGTGCAGAACAACGGTGCGGTCCGTGTCGGCTCGCCGTTCCCCAACCTGGCCTTCGCCGCCGACGTTTCCGCTCCGTCTACCGCGCGTTCGCTGATGTGGGACGGCACCGCCCTGGCGGCCAGCAACACCGCCAGCATCGCCAGCACCTACGTTCTGTCGTACAAGGCCATCGTTGACATGATCGCCTACGCGAAAGAGCACTACGTCAAGCCGTTGATGTCGGGTGGCAAGGAGTATTACGTCATCCTGCTGCACCCCAACAGCCTGGCGCAGTTGAAGAAGGACGCTGACTACCAGCGCGCCGTCACCACCGCCCTGCCGCGCGATGCACAAAACCCGTTCTTCACCGGCGGCACTGTGACCATCGACGGCGCAATCCTTCACGAGCACCGCTTGGTCTACACGACCAAGGGCGCCGCATCGGGTTCGAAGTGGGGCGCAGGCAGCGCAGTCAACGGCACCCGCACGCTGCTGTGTGGCGCTCAAGCTCTTGCGATGGCCGACCTCGGCGCACCGGAATGGGACGAAAAGACGTTCCAGTACGGCAGCCAGCAGGGCATCAACATCGACAAGATGGTGGGCTTCCTGAAACCCAAGTTCCATTCGCTGTATGACGACGCCGTTGAGGACTTCGGCATCGTCGCGGTGGACCACTACATCCAGTAAGCGACGGGGCGCCGTGAGAGCGGCGCTCCATTACTGACTTTCAAGGAGAAGCACATGAGCATCACCAAAAACAGCAACCGCCAGACCCCGCTGGTCGCAATGGTCGAGGTCAGCCTGGCTGACATCGCATCCGGCGTGGCCGCTGCTGCCGTCGAACTTCCGGGCGGCGCCATCGTCGTCGGCGGCGATGTGACCGTCATCACCCCGTTTGACTCCGGCACAACCGACGTCATCGACGTGGGCGATTCCGGCACGGCAAACCGCTACCTGAACGACGGCAACATCGCCGCTGCTGGCCGCATCCCGCTGGTTCCGACCGGCTATGTGACCGAAAACATCGGCGACATCAACGTGACCGTTACTTCTGTCGGCACCGCCGCGACCGAAGGCACCGTTCGCCTGACCGTCGAGTATGTCGTGGAAGGCCGCGCCTGTTCCTCGCAAGGCTAAACCACTGATCGGGCCGCGCCTGTAACGGGCGCGGCCCATTAATCACCAAGGAGAAACGATGAAGTTCTTTCCGCCCGCCGACAAGGCTATCCAGATTGCCCTGACCACCGGCCACATTGCCATTGTCGAACCGACTGGCACCGAGTTGCACCCCAATTTCCACCGCGAAGCGATTGCCCGTGGCTGCATGCCAGAAGGCGTCGAGCGCGAGATTCCTCAAGAAGGCAAGGCTTTCGACAAGATGAGCGCCATCGTCGAGGCCATGCAGATGATGGTCGAAGAACCGAACGAAGCCGACTTCACCGCCGACGGCAAGCCCAAGACCGATGCCGTGTCGAAGATCGTCGGCTTCACCGTGTCGCGCGAAGAACGCGACAACGCATGGGAAGCCGTGGCTGACGACGGCGCGTAACAAATGACCCTGGCCGAACTCCGCTCGCTGTTCAGACTCAAGGCCGGCGATACTGCGATCCCGTATCTGTGGGAAGACGCGGAGGTCGACGACTACCTGAACGCAGCGGAGAGCGAGGCCGCAGAACGCGCCAGCCTGATTTACGACGACACCAGCGCAGCGTCGCTGATTGCCGTGGTGGCTGGCACCAAGCGTTACGCGCTGACGGCCGACGTGGTGCGGCTGGATTACGCAGAACTGACCACGCCGCCCGCAACTGAACCGCTTGAAGTGTCGATCATCGACCGCCGCGAACAAGCAGGCAGGGCATTGTTCCTGGTCCCGGACGGCGCTGCCATCGAGCTCAACTTCGAGCCACAGGCGGACGGCACGTTGCGGCTCGGCATGTACCGGCTGCCGGCCGCCGAAATGGTGCTGGTAACGGACACCCCGGAGATTGCGGCAAAGCACCACCGCAAGCTGCTGGACTGGGCGCTGCACCTGGCCTACCTCAAAACCGACAGCGATGGCTTCGACCAGGGCAAGGCAGATCGGCACGAAGGCGAGTTCATCGCGAACTTCGGCCAGCGCATCGACGCCAACGTGCAACGCAAGCAACGGGAGCGTCGGCGGCGTACCACCCGCTGCGTCTGGTAGCGATGGCCTCCCAAGGGAAACCCGTCGCCCTGCGCTTTCCGGTAGGGGTCGACCAGGTATCGGCTGAAACCGACCTGTCGCCCGGCACCGCGCGGCGCATCGTCAACCTCGACATCCACAAGGGCGGCGTTACTCAAAAAGGCGCGGCCTACGGCGGGCGGCTGTCGCAGCGCAGCGCGGTCAAACTGGCCGTGGCCGGGACCAACACCCACAGCCTGTGGTCGTGCGATTACGCGACGTGCTACGTGGCGGCAGGGGATCTGATGGCGCTCGACGCCACCCTGACACCGAGCGTCCTGCGCGCCGGAATCGGCAACGCGGAAGTGTTCTGCGTCGAGGTCAATGGCGTCGTCTACTACAGCAACGGCAGTGTCACCGGCACGATCACGGATGGAATCGACGGCGCATGGGGCATTCCTGTCCCGACTGCGCCGAGCGCCTCCCCGATCGCCAGCGGCGGGCTCGCTGCCGGAACCTACATGGTTGCGCTCACCCACCAGGACGCCACCGGGCGCGAGTCCGGCGCATCCGTGGCGGCTGTCGTTCAGGTGGCAGACGGCGGCGGCATCGCCCTATCTGGCTTGGCCACCCCGGTCGGACATGTCGCCCGCGTCTACGTCACGCCGACCAACGGAGACGCCTTGTACTGGGCGCAGAACGTGCCCAGCGGCATGGCGACCTCCTACGTCGGAGCGCACCAGCCCGGCAAGCTGCTGGCGACTCAGCACATGGAGCCGCCGGCGCCGGCAACCCACCTCGAATACTTCAACGGCCGCATCTACGGCGCGGTAGGCAACGCCCTGCTGGCGACCCAGGCGATGAACTACGACCTGACCCGCCCGGCGACCGACTACGTACTTATGCCTAGCCCGATCACCATGAACAAGGCGGTCGTCGACGGGATGTATGTCGGCAGCCAGTACGGCGTGACGTTCCTCTCCGGTAACGACATCGGCCAGTTCGCCCCGCGCAGTGCCGACAAGCTGCCGCCCATCCCCGGATCGGCCATGAAGGTCGATGGCGCGCTGTTCGGCGTGCCAGGTGACGCCGTGGTGTGGCTGACGCAGCGCGGCTGGGTGCTGGGCGCCGCGAGCGGGCAGACAAAAAGATTGACGGAATCGCAGATGGCACTGCCCAAGTACGACCGGGCGGCGGGTCTGTTCCGTGAGCATGATGGGCTGCGCCAGTTGGTGACGTTCGTTAAGGGCGGGGGAGAAGCTGCAGGCGCTTCCGACTCGTATGACGTGGAAATTGTCCGCAACGGACGCATTCTTTGATTGGAAAAAGCATGAACATCGATCGTGATTTGCAAAAACATTCCCGCGAATTCGCGACCGCGCTGCGCAATCATCAGTACGAAGTTTCTGATGAGGGGATCTACTTCCCCAAGCAAAGAGCGATCGCCCGCGGGGCTTACACTCACAACGTCAACGGTGCCGACGAGCGCACGGACGACAATATCGTCGTGACTGAGGGGCTGAACCACATGCTCGACGTGGTGCTGCATGGCGTGACCGCCTTGCCGACGTGGTACTTCGGCCTGTTCTCGGCCAACTACACGCCGGTTGCGACCTTGACGGCGGCGACCTTCACCGCCGGCGCGACCGAGATCACATCGGATACCGAGGGCTACTCGGAAACCACGCGCCAGGCATTCGTCGAAGCCGCCGCAGCCGCAGGCAGCATCAACAACACGGCGAGCAAGGCGGCGTTCACCATCGCCACGGCGTCCACGGTAACGGTGTGGGGTGCGGGCCTGCTGTCTTCCAACGTCAAGGGCGGCACCACTGGCACGCTGATGTCTGCTGCCAAGTTCTCGGCAGCCCGCACGCTGTACGATACCGACGTGTTCAACCTGGGCTATACTTTGTCCCTTACGAGTAGCTGACATAAACTTGACAGTCGCCGTAGCCATCTTATAATGAATCTTTCCGTTCATTTAGGGAGTGGTCACATGAAGTACGCTGCGGCGATTGCTAAGGGGATCATTCGTACTCGCACGGGGGCGTGGCGTATAGGCATGACCACGTACATCCAAGTCGCGTGCAGTGTGTGTGGCGAAGATTGTTTTGTGGTCAGGCACCTTGCGAAAGAAGGTGTTGCGCCAGTTTGCGGGCAGAAATGCAATGCCAAACGAAAGTCTTTAGCGCACACCGGGGCCAGGTGTGTGCAAAACGGGTATGTGGTGGTGCATCACTTAGGGCACCCGATGGCGAGTAAAGCCGGCCGTTTATTGGAGCATCGCTTGGTCATGTCCGAGCATTTGGGTCGATTACTCGAACCCGGTGAGGTTGTCCACCACAAGGACGGAAATCGCAGCAACAACGCGATTGAGAATCTAGAACTGATGTCCGGGCACAAAGAGCACGCTGAAGCCCATGCCAAAGAAAGCGAGTTGTACCAGCTCCGGCAACAAGGCAAGTTGCGCTGCTCGGCTTGCAAGGAAGTGAAGTCGCTGGATAGTTTCGACATCGGCAACACGATGCGCTACGGGCGCAAGAACCAGTGCAAGGAATGCAGGGCCGCGGCCTATCTCAAGGCGCACCCTGACACCCGCCCGCACGATGTAATCATGCGCGAGCGGCACCAGAACAGGTGGCTTGCTTCGGATGCCTACAAGCTGTTTCTTGCTGGGCAGAAGGTTTGCCGTCACTGCAACGAGACGAAGCCGATTGACGACTTCTCGCCCTACGCGGGGAACAAGGACGGGCGCATGAGCTACTGCCGCGTGTGCCGTCGCAGCATAGCGAAAGAGAAAAAAGCATGACCGACGAGCGCGGCGGCCGTTATTTCCGGGAGGCCAGATTCTTTCTGGCCGGGGATAGCCGTACCGCGCAGTCCCATATTCCTGAAGCGCGCAGCCTCATGGGGCACATGCGCGACATGCAGGCGCTGGGCGGGCCAGCCATTCAGGTCAAGTACTCGACCCTGCAGGACGGCACACAGATCAAGGCGAGGATGATGAACGGGCAGTACCAGGCGGTTATCACCTCCCCAGGCTTGGTGCGTAGCGTTGTTCCGCGAGCGTTTCGTGGCGGGATTATCTGCCGTCCTTGCGCGACGTACCCGTCAGGCACTCCGCTTGCGGCGAACGGCTGGGGTGAGCCATTCACATACGACAGCGATGGGCACACAACGGCAGGGACTGCAGGGGGCGCACATCCGCATGTGATATTCGATCCGAACGAGACGGGGATGACGAAGCGCTGGCCCGAAATACAGCAGGCGTACCCCAAACTGACGGTCGATCCTGTCTACTCGCAGCGCATCGGGTACGGGGGCTATTGGCGCTCAGAAAACTTCGATTATGTGTGGTCGTGGAATGAAGACTATCTCGTGTATCACCGTGGCAAGCAGGTACGGAATATGTACGCTGACATCCCGGGGACTTCCACGGTTCCGGCGCGAATTTCTGCTGTGGGTGAGTGGACGGAGTATCCCGATGCGGACAGCACGGTGGTAGTGCTGTTCGTTCTTGTCAGGCACACAAGCCTAGTCAGCGGGGTGCGGACAAGGCTGATGCGGTACGTGGGAACACGTAGCGGGGACGGTGATGGGGTGTCGTTTTCAAGCGTAAGCACTGTCTGGACTTCATCGTCAGCGTACCTTCCTTCCAATGAAAGGGGCGTGTTCAACCTCGCCGGATCGCGGTGTGTGTTGTGGGAGGGGGGCGACGCGGGCGATGGACCTGTGCCTACTATCTCGGTATTAGACATAGCCGATGCCTTAACCGTGACACCTACGTCGTATCCGACACCATCCGACGCGGAGTTGCTGGTTTGGCGCGGTGATGCACCTTGCGTATTACGCGAACTACTTGAGCGGAGTGAGCAGGTCAATCTTGATACCAGCGCCGTCACTACGCTTTTCTCTGGGTCATACGTAGATGACGGCGGCGAAGGCAACTACGTACGTAGCGTGTTTACAGCCATACTGGCCGCAGATTTATGGGAGGACAAGTATGTAGTGAGGATGGGTGAGCGGGAGAGCATACTCACGCAACCCGATCTGGTCGCGATAGGGAGCTGGTCGTGGACACTGGCTTTTGTGGTGGGCGGCGTGACCTACCCCTTCCTGCATGACGAAAACAACCCGCCGCTTGCCTATTGGGCCACATCGACTTTTGAATCAAGCATGTGGCATCGGTT